AGGTTGTGGCTGACAGAAGATTCAAATTCGATAGTTTTGAAACTGCACACATCCGTGAATCTGAATGTCTGAAGTATTGGTTCAGCGAAATAGGACCAATAGAATCAGCAATCCTGGACATCTTGGTCAAGGAACCATCAACACCATTCCTTGCAATTGCAAGAAGTTTGCAGATCACGAATGAAAGATTGATGACAGCCATTCAGACATTGAATGAAGCGAATGCCATCAACATTGTAATCAAGGAAATTGCAGGCAGCACACAGCGAGTTGTTGACGTGACTGCTGAAGGCAAGCGGATAATCGAAGATATCGAACCTGTTGAAGAAGAATTTGGCATCGGTTACGTTTATGACCTACGGCCAGAATTGAAGCAGAAAGGCGAAGCATTGACCATTCCAACATCACGTGATTTCTGCATTGATTTGCTACGTGAAAGCAGACCATCAAATTGGCGTTCAGAAGATGTTCAAGAAATTGGTCCGAATTACACAGGCAAAGTGTGGACCTTGGAAGAAATCCAAAGGTTGGGAATGCAAGAAGGCCGCAATGTATGGAATCGTGGCGGTGGATGGTGGGGCAAATCAATCCATTGCAGACACGAATGGCGGCAAGTTCTGATTACTAAGCAAGCAAACTGATGGCAACACCTGTATTATTCATATCAGAAAGCTATCTGAAGGACAGCACATTGCTGCACGAGAATATTGACTTCAAGTATCTTCGTCCTATCATCATCATGTGTCAGGACATCTATGTTCAGCCAAAATTAGGCAGTACATTGTACGATGAAATAAAGACACAGATTATCAACAGCACATTGACTGTTGCAAATCAGACCTTGTTGGATGACTACATTCAACCATGTCTTAGGTATTGGATTGAATCAGAAGCACCAACAGCTATTTCATACAAGTTCTTGAATAAAGGCTTGATGCAGCAGTCATCTGAAAATGCAAGCACATCTTCCTTGGATGAAATCAATTTCATCAGTCAGAAATATCGTGACAAAGCTGAATGGTACACAGAACGATTGGTCAGATTCCTGTGTGAAAATGCATCAGATTATCCGGCATACCAATCACCAGATTCTGGATTGGATGTGATTCTTCCAGAAAAAGATGTGTACAGCACAGGTATCTTCCTTGGAAATAGGTACAAGGTCAGAAGTTTGCAGGACAAGTACAGAGATGGTTACATTGACTACTAATGGCAAAAGGAATCAACAAGAAGAATTTAGAAAAGCTGAAAAAGTTTGTATACTCTGAACAACATATTCGAAATAATCGAAACACAGGCCAACAGCCATCTGCAGATAAGGCAGTACGGACAAGGTGATGTGTGGGAACTTCAGCCAGAAGAATTGGACTACGTTGTTCTATGGGCAATCGAACAAGGTGCATCTGTGACTGAACGAACATTGACCTATGACATCAGACTGATATGCATGGACAGGGTGCTTCCAGGTGAAGAAAATGAACACGAAGTGATGAGCGACACGATCTTAATTCTGATGGATTTCGTGGCATACTTCAGACAACTGCACACGGAGAAGTTGAGCATCCAAACATCAGTTCAGTTTGAACCATTCACAGAAAGATTCACAGATAAAGTTAGCGGACATAGTTGTGTGCTGTCAATTACACAGCCATTTGCCTATGATCGTTGTCAAATACCAACAAGTTAAAATTTAAGAAATGACCGAATCACAGAAACTAATTGGAACGCGAGGCTGTAAATTGCTGACCGGCACAGGCGCATTCACATCGCTGAAAGGCTATGCTGTTATATCGCAAGAAGACACGGTGTTCACTACGTTTGAAGTTAGTGGCGTTGATGCCCTTGCAGACTTTGGATTGACGGGCGCAACAGTAAAGGCGGGCGCATACATTGTGGTGCCTGCAAGTGATGCCATAACTGCTATTACAATGTCAAGCGGAAGCGTTATCATATACAATCAATAAGCTATGCCGTCTATTTTAACAAGACCATCAGGAGGCGGGGCGGCATTTTCTGTTTCGATTGCTGTTTCCGTTGATGATTCAACACCAGACATTGGTGATACTATTCAGATAACAGCAACACCAACAGGTATAACTCCAACGTCTTACCTTTTCTTTTCTAAAGATTCAGACGATGTGATTACTTTAATTGGCGAACAAGCTGTAAATGTCATCAGTTGGGTTGTTTCGGGTTCGACTGGAAGCACCGAAATTTACGTGCTTGCAACAGATGGAACAGATGAAGTTTATTCTGAACCTGAAACCATAACCGTTAGCGGATTGGTGTTTGATGATTATAATGCAGATTATGGTGTTTTCGCATTGAAACAATTGAGGCTAGGATATAGCGGCCCATTGTGTGAATTAAGACGAAGCTCAGACAACGCACTGAAAGACTTTTATCCAGATGCAAGTGGCAACCTTTCATTGACATCAGAAGATGGTTCAGGCACTTCGCTAGGTACTTGGACAGGTGCTAACGATGCTTACTTATATCAAGTTTATGACCAAAGCGGAAACGGATTTCGATACTTTCAGGTCGTAAATTCATTACAACCGGTTGTTGTGAGTTCGGGAGTATTGAACACGGCTTCAAATGGTCTTGCTTGTTGGACATTTCAAGCGAACGATAGAATGGAAGTTCCCGGGTTGCAATTCAGAGAAACGCTTGATATTTACAATATAATGGAAACATCGGACACGTTGTATCTTCAATACTGGGACCCAAACACTTGGAGTTACTTAGCGCAATCTGGAAGTAGTGGAACTGGAATCTTGAACAATTACGGTTCGCCATCATTGTACGTCAATGGAAGTCTTGAAGCGGTATCTACAAAAGATGACGTGTATCAAGCTCTGGATGGTTTCACGTTAAACATTCATCAAGGAGCATCTACCGAAGTATGGGATGTGTTTAGACACGCCGGATATGGAGGCATTGACTTTACGGGAGATGTTCAGATGGTTGTCGGTTTTTCAGATGAAAGTTCAAATAGGGCTGCAATCGAAACATTGTTAAACGCAATTTATACCATATACTAATGTACTTGAAAGTTACAAGACAAGAAGCTGAGGATATGTTCACGTTTCAAGCGTTGAAGGATACGATTATTCCATTGCGTTACTATCTTAATGCTACGGAGTGTGGTGAGGATTTAATATTGCATTGTGAAGATGGCAAAGGTTTGAGCAAGGAACAGTTGGAGAGATGCAAGCAAACTGAAGAAGAGTCTTGCAACGACGTATAACGACATAAACGGTAAGCTATGGATGCAATTTTAGAAGCACTTGCGAGTTACGGAATCGCGGGAATATTCCTCGCGGTATTGGTTTATTACTTGAACAAACTTACAGACATCCATCGTGATGAAAGGAAAGAATGGCAAGATGCAAACGACAAGCATGTGGAGAAGTTCGCAGATGTGATATCAGAGAACACCAAAGCATTGGTTGAAATGCGTGGAGAATTGAAAGGAAATAAGTGCAAGATGTAGGTGAATGGTGTGCATGGAGGCCAATCAGATGTGAATGCATAGACGGAAACTGCAATGGAAAAAGAAAAGAAAGCAACAAGAAAAAGCGCAGCAAAGCAAGCAGCAGAAGTTATCAAGAAGTTTGAAGGCTTTGAAGCTGCACCATATCTGTGTCCGGCTAATGTGCCAACAATTGGCTATGGCACAACCATATATTCAGATGGCACCAAGGTGTCAATGGATGATGCTGCAATTGATGAATTTAGAGCAGAAGAAGAACTGCTGAACCATATCAAGAAGGTGGAGAAGCAGGTGAATGGTGTCCTGGATGTGAAGTTGAAATCACACCAGAAGGCTGCATTGATTTCGTTCGTGTACAATGTAGGCATTGGAAACTTTAGCAAATCGACATTGCTGCGAAAGGTCAATCATTGTCCGGATGACCAGAACATTCCGGATGAATTTCGCAGATGGACCAAAGGTGGCGGCAAAATATTGCGCGGATTGATTCGCAGACGAGAAGATGAAGTTGAACTATGGACAGGGAATTGCTGATTCATCTGTTCAAATCTGTGTGGCCATACATGGTCACGTTTCTTCTGGGTGTCCTTGTTGCATGGCAAGGCTGTGGAACAGGTGCCAAGGTCATCACAGAAACCATTGAAATTGAAAAGCCAATATATCGGACTGAATATGTGGACCGATGGAAGACCGACACAGTCAGATTCGTGGAGCGTGTAACTATCACGGACACAATCACCAACACCATCATCCAGGAACGTGAAGTTCTCAAAGTTGACACAGTCAAAATCATCCAAGCATGGCTGACAGAAGTGAACCGATACGACACAACCATCACATTGGCTGATGGCAGCTTGAATGCAACTTGGTACAATTATCAGAACATTACAGAAGAAGCAGCATTCACATACACATCCAATGTCCAGAAGGCACCAATGTATGGTGTCGGTGTGCATGCATCCATCGAAGCACAGACTGATTTCAGCGAAAAGGTCACACCATTGTTTGGTATTGGTGTACACGGTGACATCAAAAAAATGTATCTTACGGCAAACTACAAGTTCAATGGTGACCATTATGTTGGCATTACCGTTGGCCGTAAACTATGGCAGAGATGAGCGCAAACTACTATTATCACACAGATGATGATGTCCGGAAGCAGATTGATGAACTTCTGCATCAGAATGCATTGATACAATGTAACCTTGGTATTGAAAGCACCAAGGAAGAAAGAGCAGAAGCGAAAAGGCAATGGATGGAATTGGCTGTGAAGATTCGCGAAATCGACCCAAAGTTCTACCGTGAACGAATTATGGCACAGCACCAATGAAAGTGCGGAATAACGCACTTTTCGAATCGCGAATCGCGAATTGAAACAGAATAGAGTATAATAGTGCGATAAAGCACACTAATTTGAGAGCAATGAAAACAAGAGAACAAGCAGAACAAAGAGCGTTGGAGTTATATCCAATTTATGAAGAGTTTGACGTTGACAGATTGAAGGAACTCAGAGAAGCATACTTACAAGGATGGGATGAAATGCAACAGAACAAGCATACCTGTGGATTCTGCGTTGAACAAGCTACGGAATTAACAAACGGGAAAAGCTATGAAAACCTTGATGCCAAAGGTATTGAGCATTCGGAATTACCTTCGGAGAAGCAATAGGACAAACAGACCTGTTTCTGCTTTGAGTCAGAAGAAGTTGAGATGATCGAATGCCCGGTATGCCATAAAGTAGGCTTCCATAAACTGAGCTGCTCAATGCAGAAGGTAACGGTGTTCATCCCAACACTTGAAGGAGACGAAGCTGAAGAGTTTATCAGAAAGGCGGAGTCAGCAGAACGCGGAACTGTTGACTGGAGCAGACAGATGAAACAGATGGAACGTATCTTAGAGAAATCGCGAATCGCGAATCGCGAATTTAAATAGAATTAAGTTGAATCGTGCGGTATAGAACACTAATTGAGTGAAAAGAATGAAGAAGCAATCCATCAAGGGCGAAATCGTGCAAGAATATCTGAAGCATTGGTCACATCTGCCATCAACGTCATTGGCTAAGTTGATATACAAAAGGAACAAATCAGCATTCCTGGATGTGGAGAATGTCAGAAGGATTATTCGCTACTACCGTGGACAGACAGGTGACGCAGATAGGGCAAGTTTGCAAAACAAGGAATACATGACAACAGAGAAGGCACAACAGGCCAGAGCATTAGGTGTTGCAAATCCATTTGGTCTTCCAGAATCAGATGAATCTGAATGGGAACCATTTGTGTTGCCGAAAGCTGCAACAAGAATATTGCTGCTGTCGGACATCCATGTGCCATTCCATAATATTGATGCCATCACCAAGGCAATTGAGTATGGAAAGGAACAGAATGTGAATGCCATTGTGTTCAATGGTGACACAGTTGATTGCTATGCATTGTCACGTTATGAACGTGATCCAAGAAAGCGTGGATTCGCTGAAGAATTGGAAGCAACACGGCAATTGCTGCAAGTGTTCCGGAATGAATTTGATGGTGTTCCGTTTTACTTCAAACTTGGGAACCATGAAGAAAGGTATGAAGCATACCTACGAACCAAGGCACCAGAACTGATTGGCACAGCAGACTTCACTATGGACCAACTGCTGCGATTTGGTGAACTTGGATGTGAATTGATACAGGATAAACGTGTCATCAAAGCAGGCAAGCTGTCCATTATGCATGGCCACGAATTTGGAAGGTCTGTTTTTTCACCTGTGAATCCTGCACGTGGCTACTACATGAGAGCAAAGGCAAGCGTTATCTGTGGCCACAACCATCAGACATCAGAACATTCAGAAAGCAATCTGGATGGCAAGGTTGTGACAACTTGGTCCACAGGATGCCTATGTGAATTGCATCCAGGATATATGCCTGTGAACAAGTGGAATCACGGGTTCGCCATCATTCGTGTTGATGGCAATGGTGACTTTGAAGTTGACAATCTGCGAATCATCAAGGGCAAAGTAAGATGATGCAGACTATCATCAACCTGCTGATTATTGCAATGGTTCTGTTGTTGGTCCTTGTCTTCTGGGCAATTATATCAGCTTACATTCTGTGGCGAATCAGCGAAAGGAACAAGGCCATTCAAGATGAAATGGATGCCTATCACAACACGTTGGTCAATACAGAAGAAATGTATCTGCACATCATCAGCAGCCAATCAGATGACGATGACACGTGGCTGTCTGTTAATTAGTCGTTAAAATTATTCTGTTGATTATCAGCACGTTAGTATCAACGTGTGAAATTTTCTGTGCATTTGTTTGGAAGTTATCAACGTGTTTTTGTAGTTTCACACCATAATCTTAAAACAGAGAGAAATGGCAAGAATAGTAAACTGCGTAAGCACAGAAGAACAGGCTATGTTCATTTTGAAGGAACACAGCTATCAATTGATCACCAACAATTCACAATGCAGATGTGAATGTGGCCAGACACAGGCTGTTGTTGGTTATTCAGAGCATCACGAACAAGCTGCATTGATTGGCGTTTGCGAATCATGTGGCGATGATGATGCATTTCACGAAGATGTAATCAATAAGTAATCACCATAAACACAGAGAAAAAATGAAGCACGAATCATTGCTTGATTGCTACAAATCAGACACAACATATCTGTCTGATGAATCCAAGATGGTTGTCCTGGACATCATCACACGAATTGACACAATCAATCAGATGGCAAAGAATGACATCATCATTTTTGCAGATAGTCAGATTGTTGTGGATCGTCACATTCTTGGAGAAGTGACCAGATGGTTGGCATTGTGGGACCAAGACTATGACCATCACGAAGGTGTTCACACACCATCAGACACAATGCCTTTCTATTGGACGGCATTCACATCAGATGTGGCAATGCTCACCTTGAAAACAAAATCAGAAATCACTAATCAATAATAATCAAGATCATGAAAAACACAGATCGAGAAACAATGAAAAAGTTGGCCACAGAGAATGGCCTAACTGCTGACCATTTCTTCAAATCGCCACAAGGATTTGTCATAATCACACGGCAAGGCATTGAGCGCATTCAACAGCATCGTGGCATCCGTGTCCGTTACGAAATGGTACACATGACAGATGACTGCAAGCACGTGGTCATCAAAGCAATTGGCGAGATGGCCGGACCAGATGGTCACACCATAACCGTTGAAACATACGGAGAATCGGCACCAGATAACACGCGGCAAAAGTATCCTGTGGCAATGGCAGAGAAACGATCACTATCACGTGTCTGTTTGAAGCTGTCCGGATTCTACCAACACAACGTGTATGGCCAAGATGAATCAGATGATTTCACACCAAAGAAAAGCAAGTAATCATGGACATCTTTGAAGAAAACAACGAATTGCAGCGAACTGAAGAATGGTTTGCTGCCAGACTTGGAAAGTTCACAGCATCACGATTTGGTGATTTGATGACCAAAGGCAGGAAGAAGGATGAAATCTTCGGTGGCACAGCCATCAGCTACATGATGGAAGTAGCAGCAGAAAAGCTGACAGGCCAACGTGTCCAGATATTTGGTGCCGCATTAGATCACGGCAACGAATACGAATCTGTGGCCAGAGAAGAATACGAAAAGCGCACAGGATGTGAAGTTGAAGAACTTGGATTCTGTGAAATATCAGACTATTCCGGTGGATCTCCAGATGGTAAGGTGAAGGACACAGATAAACTGATTGAAATCAAATGTCCATACAACACAGCTAATCATCTGAAGAATGTCATCAACCAGGACATCGACAAGAAATATTTGTGGCAGATGCAAGGTTGTATGTTGGCAACAGGTGCCACATCGTGTGACTTTATCAGTTTTGATCCACGCATTGAGAATGAAGCATTCAGAATGGTCATCATCAATGTTCCGGCTGATGTTGCAATGCAACAGGAATTGGTAGAAAGGTTGGCGTTGGCAAAGGATTACCTTGACAATATTCTGAAGCCATGAAGATCACACTATCACCGAGAGAATTAGCAATGTGCGACATAATTGCATCAATGCGATATTGGCAAGGCTGTGGCACAGATACAACAATCATTGATAAACGTATTGCAAGCAGGATTGGATTCACGGCAGAATATGCATTCAGCAAGCAATTCAATTTGCACCTGGACATCATCAGCAATCTTGAAAAGGATTCGTTTGATTTCATCAGCAAAGATGGCGCAACCATTGACATCAAAGCAACATACACGAAGCATGGCAACTTGGTTGTTCCAAAGCTGATGCATGATGTCTATGTTCTGGCCATTGTTGATGGCGGCACAGTTGATCTTGTTGGCTATGCAACCAAGGGAATGATTGAAAAGGCAGGCAAGAAAGACCTTGGAAAAGGTCCTGTTTGGTTCGTTGACCGGCAAGATTTGAAGACATGGTGAACGCAAACGACAAGGGCAAACGATTTGAACGCAAAGTTGCCAAGCTGCTGAATGAACGATTCGGCACCAATGTCCGAAGAACACCAATGTCAGGCGGCATGACAATCAAAGGTGACATCATTGATCTTGATGGACCATTGGCACAGTTCAGCTTTGAATGCAAGAACCAGGAAAGGTTGAACATTTGGTCAGCGTTGAAACAATCACAGGATGACGCGGCTATTGATGGACGTGTTCCTGTTGTTGTGTTCACCAAGAATCATCAGCCAGACTATGTGGCAATGAAGTTTGAAGATTGGATGGACATCATCCAACAGCTTTGAATTTCGTATCTTTAAACGAGTTATTAACAACAGTAAAAACACAGAGAAGTGAAGACAGAATTATCAGAAATTGAAAAGGAAAGCATCGACAAATTGGTTGATGTGTACAGACAGGAATTGACTGACCAGGTTATGAATGCACCAATTGCCAACCGGCAAGGTGTGACCGTGGAGAACATCACCAATGCTGTGCTGCATTACTATGGCGTGACCAAGAACAGCCTATATTCCAGAGACAGGAAAGCACACATCGTGAAGTGCAGAGCAGTTGTCTTTTGGCTATTGAGACAGCCAGAAATGGAGACAGGTTTATCCATTACACGTATTGCAGAAATGGCATTCATGAACCACGCAAGTGTTATCCACAACATCAAGCGCATTGACAATGAGCTGATGTTTGACGATAAGTATACAGTTGCTGAATTGACAGAAATACTGCGAACATTAGGATTCCGTTTCTTCAAGCAAGGCACAAAATTCATCATCAAATGAGAGACTCATTTATCTTTTACAGGTCATTCTTCGAAGCTGCTGAAGACCTGTGTCCAGAAGAAAAATGTGCCATGTTTGATGCCATTTGTGACTATGCTTTGAACTTCAAGGAACCATCATTGGAAGGCACACCAAAGTTGGCATTTCGGCTAATTAAGCCACAGTTGGAT